GCCTCAGCACACCGGAGTCGAATGCCCTTTCAGTTTGAGAACGGGACGTTTGCTTTTGGCAAACTTCCCTTGATAAATCCTCAATCTGATCTTACCAATTATGGTAAGAAAGCGGTCATACATGTCGCTCCTGGTTACCCTGAATTCACCGCCTTTTCCGCCATCGGGGAACTCCTTCTAGGATTCCCCCACTTCCTCGGGACAAGTCTCGAGGATCTAGTGCCAGTCAAGCAGGTCCGTAAAAAGGGCCTGACGAAAGCTGGGAAAGCGGCGTCGGATGAGTTCCTGAACTATGTGTTCGGGATCGCACCGACTGTCGGTGATCTTGCTAAGTTGGTGCAGTCTATGCAGACTGCTACCACGGCCATACAGTTCCTTTATGAGAACTCTGGCCATAGCATCAGGCGTAATATGTCATTCGACATGGCCTCAAAGTCCGAAGTGTTTACAACTGATCAGTTGTCGCACCAAGGAACTATCGAGTGCCAGTCGTCAGCGCCAATGTTTGGCAACAACGGCTCCTACTATAACGTAGGCGGCCGCGTTGCTAACAATGCACTAGTGACAACTCTGACCCTGTCCGAAAGTCGCAAAGTCCGGTTTACCGGTGCTTTTACGCGATTTGTTCCGATCGACGCCCGTTTGGGCACGTCGAGCGCGAAGTTTATAGCGGCTTATGATTCCATTATTGGATTCAAGCCAACATTCGAACAGGTGTGGCAGTTAATACCTTACTCCTGGCTCGTCGACTGGTTCTTAGACATCCAGAGTTCTTTAACTCTGATGTCGAGAGTTCGCGACGATAGTCTACTGATTAACTATGGGTACGTCACTGGCAGTACAATTCGTACCGCTATATGTGAAACCCTCATAGTGCCCACACCTGGAAGAGTTCCCTCTTTCGGGCGTGTTCGCACGGTCTACACCTCTTCAATTAAGGAGAGGATCCGTGCTAATCCGTATGGGTTTATTGAGCCTGGTGCGGTGGAGATAACTCCATTGCGCTTGGCGATTCTAGCGGCGATCGGGATAACCCGGAAGTCGCTAAACTAGGTCACGGCATTCGCCGTGGCTTTCGCCCCCCTCTGTTTGGAGGGGGTTAACCAGGAGGGCCTAAATGGCACTTACAGATCCACAAACAGTTACCATCGGTTCAGCGCAGTCTCTGGCGCGCGTTTTGACTGGAGTGTCAAACGCAACGTACCAGAGTGCTGACGGAGTCTTCATTCTTGAAGTCTCACACCAGGTAACTCGTACTCGCAAGCGTTCTCTCGTCAAGATCTCTCGAAAGAAGATCTCGACGGACGCCCTGACCGACCTGAAGAGTGAAATCGGCGCAAGCCTAAACATCACCTTCGATCGGCCCCTCGCCGGATTCACGGAGGCGGAGCTTCTTGAGCCCCTCACCGGAATTACGACGTGGCTGACTGCCTCTACGAACGCAAATGCCAAAAAGGTACTCGCGCTCGAAAGCTAGTCAGTAAAACGGGCGTCGCCAACCGGGGGAGAGCCTTATGGGCTCTTCCCCGTGCTTGCGATGTGGAAATGTGCTAACTAGGTCTGGACTGCTGCCTGAAAGGAAGCATGAAAAGCCTATTAACACTCTTGGACAGTCTCATTCGCGAATGCGGTGAGATATGCTCGGTTGACACCACGATGGACAGCAAAACTGTCCACCGTCGATTTGAGCACTCGGGTCTACCGTTTTTGACGATAGATCTACCCTCTTACGAAGAAAGCCTTCTTTTGGCTCTCGACCGTGGAGAGGTCACTCCCGACCTTTTCTTAGATTTTAAGAAGAGGCAAAAGCTACCCATTTTCTTGGGCGGCTTTATGGAGCGAGTGTTTGATCGCGCGAGTGGTGCCGTACTCGACAGTCCCGATACAGACGCAATACGTTCTTTGCGGCAGATTACTCTGCTGTACAAGAAGATCGAGCTACCATGTAGCCCGGATCTTGTTCAACGTGCGTTTGATCGTTACGTCGAGTGTGACAAGGAAGTTGAGTCGTGGGAAAATTCCCACGATGAGGAGCTCCTGTCTCGATTTACGAGATTGGCTAGTCTCCTCTTCTCCCGTGAGTTCCACTCTGTGGATCTGGCTATTCGCGATTTCGCGATTCGCCCAAAGCACGGACCTGGAGCCACTGCGGACAAGAAAGTCGCTAACGCGAAGTTCGAATTCGACGTGTGGTCTGATCGTTGTGAAGCGGTCTTTCCTTTCTGGTGGTATGCCACGACAAGTGGTTATTCTACTGAGAGGATCTCCAGAGTTACTTTCCTGGAACCCGGCACGGAAATACCTGTAAAGGTAATAGATGTGCCTAAAACACAGAAGACACCGCGTATCATAGCAATTGAGCCTTCCTATATGCAGTATTTGCAACAAGGAATCGCTCGTGAGCTTAATACCGTGA